TAGAAAAAAGAGAAGCACCTTGGATAATACCTTTTAATTATGTGCATCACGTTAACGAAGAATTGACAAGCGAAATATTAGAGTCACCAGTTGATTTTGTGGTATGCAAAAAAGATATGCAAGTTAATAGGCATTTGCATCAGGGTTTAGGTTCGATGTGTTGTATGCTTAAAGATGATTTTGAGCGTATATGTGGATTTGATGAAAACGTAATAGGATGGGGCTATGAGGACAATGTATTTGCACACATAGCAAACACTTTACTTGGTAACTATGTGAGGTTGGATGTGCCTATTTTACACCTTTGGCATCCGTATTTAAGCTATTATAAAAACGATGAAATAAAAGAAAAAAATAAACAATATTTTTTAAAGGTTGCACAGATAAATAATAAAGTTGATATGTTGCGGTTTTTAGATAGGAGATACAAACATGAATAAACCTCACTTGGAAATAACAACTAGAATAGGTTGTCGGGTGAATTGCCTCTTTTGTCCGCAATCTAAGTTATTGGAAAGCTATAAGGATGACACAAAGGTGTTGTCCTTTGATAGCTTTAAGAAGTATTTAAACAAAATCCCGAAAAATATTGATATACACTTTTCAGGAATGGCAGAGCCTTTTTTAAACCCTGATGCAATGAGAATGATAATGCACTCGGTGTTTGAGGGGTATAACGTATCAATATTTACAACGTTACAAGGTTTGACATTGCAACAATATGAGCAATTATTAGTATTAGATTTTGATATGTTTTGTGTGCATATTGCAGACGATCACGGACATACAAATATAAAAGTTGATAAAAAGTATATCGAACTATTAGACTACATCAACAAGTACAAGCCGAAAGCTAAAAAGTTTTGGCACCAATGCCACGGAGTACCGCACAAAGATATTAGACATTTAATATCAACAGTTGATGCTTATATGATAGACAGGGCAGGAAATGTTGAGCATGAAATGTTTACGAAAACAGAAATTGAAGGAAAGTTTATTTGCACGGCAGGAGATTTCAACCAAAACATATTATTGCCAAATGGTGATGTTGTATTATGCTGTATGGACTACAAGCTAGAGCATATACTAGGTAATTTAAACGATGGCTATTTTAATTTAGACAAGTCAAAGCTATATGATGCAATGAATGGCAAGTGCAAGGCATTATGTCATAAGTGTAATAGAGCAAAGGGGGTAGACGATGAATAGATATTTCACAGTAGATGATGCAAGGTCAGAAATTGAGATGCCTAAAACTTGGTGGAGCAGACCGACAGAGTATCAGTTTATTTTAGACAATATTGACAAGGATGATATTGTACTCGATGCAGGTTGTGGAGTTGAGCATCCACTAAAAAACCATATCAAGTGTAAAAAGTTAGTTTGCATTGACAAGGACAAAAGAATTGAAGAAGCAGGACATATTTGTGCAGATATTTTAGATTTTGAAACAGACGAGAAATTCGACAAAATTATTTTGTGTGGAGTTTTGGAAGAAACCCAAGATTATTTGATAGAAAAGTTTACAAATTTGAGAAAACTTCTCAAAAATGACGGAAAAATTATCATAACAGCGACATATCCTATAATTACACCATCAAAAATACTGGAGTTTTGCAAAATGGCAAAATTAGAGCCTACAAGCCAATTTAACGAAGAAAAAGCAAATAACCTCTTACAACATTCAACCTACAATTATAATTGCTTTAACGTCATTCTCGAAGGTCAAAAAAATGCAAAGGTTGAAGATAGAAAAACTAAAGTTGAAAAAGGGTATAAAACTAAAGTTGAAACAGTGGGAAGGACTAAAAAATGAATAAAAACAATCAAGAGTTTAACGCAACAGCATATGGGCATGAATGGAAAATAAGAGGAATTGAAACAAATGATGCGGGAATTTTAAGCGAAGTATTCAGCAATAAAACTTATGATCTGAATTATATTAAGCATGACATAAAAACAATAGTTGACATTGGCGCACATATCGGTGGTTTTACGGTTAAGGCGATGCAAAAGTTTAATGATGCTAAGTGTTATTCTTTTGAGCCAATGATTGGAAGCTATGAGTTATTGAAAAAAAATGTAAAAGTGTTTGGTTCAAGAGTTGAAACAATTAATAAAACTGTAAGTGGTGATAGGCTACCCGTTAAACTTGAAAAAACAATGTTAAAATTCGCTAGTGGTCAAGTAAACACTGGAAGTAATATTTTTAAGTATGAGAAATGTGATAATACAGACATCGACAATATACACATTAAAGAGTTGCAGGAGCATATACCCTATATTGACTTGTTAAAGTTAGATTGTGAAGGTGGAGAGAATAGTATATTTGAAAATTTAGACTTTAGCCGTGTAAAATATATTTATTGTGAATTGCACACTTATGGTTCTCTAATAGGAAACGATGCAACACTTGACTTGTTAAAGCGTAATGGATTTATGTTATTAAGGCATAATTTTATAAATGATACAATAAATGATTTTATAGCCATTAGGGGGTGAGTGAGTGCCACAATCAACAAAAAAAGAGTATAAGCTAACGACAGGCGAAACATTGGAAGAAGTATACAATATTTTTGAAAAGTATTTTTCAAGTGTTATCCAACTAGACTCAAACAGTAAATTGATTGCGCCAAATTTAAATGTTGATAACTTGACGCTTGACCCAACAAGTGAGTTTGAATATATACAATTAAACACATCACTTGAAAATGCGCCTACCACAGTTGGTGCAGTATATTGGGATGACCAAGACAAAACTATAACAGCAGTAATGGAGCCGTCAAATGGTGGAAGCGTTAAGTTACAAATAGGACAAGAGATGTATGTTAGAGCCGTTAATAAAACAGGCACAACAATTAGTAATGGTGAGGTTGTTTTTATAAGTGGCGCACAAGGTAACAGACCAACAGTTGAGTTGGCGGACAGTGGAAGTTATGAAAATGCTACTAAAATTATTGGAGTTGCGACAGAAGATATAGGCAACAACTTATATGGATATGTGACCACAGAAGGTTTAGTAAGAGATTTAAACACAGATGACTATACTGAAGGTGATTGTGTATTTGTTGGAACTGTATCAGGTAGCTTTACAACAGTTACGCCTAGTTTTGGAGATGCAAAGGTTAAAGTCGGAATTATTACAAAGTCTCATCCAACAGACGGTTGGTTGAAAGTATGCGTTGCAAATGACAAGTATATATTTGGCGCGCCTGATGATGGCAATTATTCAGGATTTGAAGAAGATGGAACACTTGTCGCGATTGGTGAAGCTATAACATGGCGTGATGAATATGTTGCAAGTGAATATTTTGTACCAAGTGGAGCAAGCGCACCTGACATTGTAAATATTACAGTTGGTGGCGTTACTACCAAGAAATATGCCTTTGATGGCAAAACAACAGCTGAAAAATTAGGCAGTAATCACGAAATACAACACGATATAGCGGTTGAGTGGGTAAATAATGGCACATTAAGCATTGAACAACACATACATTGTTGCGCTACTACAACAGCATCAGGAACAGCAACATTTGTTACTAATTGGTGCTTATTAAAGGCAAACGCAGGAATTATAACAGGTTCAAATATAACGGCATCTATATACTTTGATGGAACACAAACACCATACTGTAATGCGTTAATAGGTGACGATTTGGTAACACCTGCAGAGGGATTTGGCATTGGTGATTTGATAGAATTTACAATTACTCGTGACCCTGCACTTGCATCCGATACCTATGAAGATGATGTTGTATTTTATAAGTCAGCATTGCACGTTCCGGTTGATACGTTTGGAAGCCGTCAAAGATATGTTAAATAAGGGGGTGATAGTTTGTCAGATTGGGATAGAAAAAGCGGGATAACAGACCCATACGCAACAATAGGAGAAACACCATACCAGGATATAAAGCTAAAAGTAACATCGGCGCCAACATTGACACTTGTCACCAAAGCAGAAGCAAAAAACTATTTAAAGCTATCAAGCGACACAACAGATGATGACTTAGTTGATGATTTAATTTCAGCAAGTCAAGGTATGATTGAGCGTGAATTAGGTGGCTTAGCATTGGTTACGCAAGGAATTACACAGTATCAAAAAGGCGGTATAGAAACAATTGAGTTGATGCGTGAGCCTGTAATTGGCACACCAACTATTAGTTATTATTCAGATTTTAGCACAGTTACGGCTACAAGTTTGACAGCATCAAGCGTTAGAGCCGTTGAGAATGAATTATATCACGTTAACGGCTATTTTGACCAAGGGCGAGATGGTGACGGCTACACAATACAATATGATGCAGGATATTTTACAGCATCAAATTATACATCATCAACAGACCCTGCTTTAAATGTGTTTAAGACAGCAATCTTAAGAACAGTTGCTTGGTTATATGACCAAAGAGCAGAACACGTTGAAAGTATAGACGAGGGCGAGTGGTCAGTAACGTATTCAGGAGAACTACCAAACGGAATTAAAAGACTTGTGATGCCTTATCACACTGGTAGAGCTATCATATAGGGGGTGTTGATAATGTATTATAATTTAATTCACAGGGTAGGAGTACAAGTAGAAACAAGAACAACATTTTCAGGTGGCGCATATACTACAAGTTGGGTGACATCATCAACAGAATGGGCGAATGTGCAGTATGATGACGAAGCAAGCCGTGAAACTTATGACCAAGAGAAAAAGCAACAAATGAGTATATTTAAAGTAGTTATGCGTCAAGATGTCACACTAACAAATAAGAATAGATTACTGTATAATGGTGATATACTTGTAATCGAGGACACAGGCGACCCAACAGGCAGAAAAAGAATGAAAACAGTAAAATGCAGGCTAGAGAACACCTAGGGGGTGCTTGAATGAGTGTTAGGGTAAAGATTGAAGGAATACCAAAGATAACAAAGAATATGGATAAATGGGAACAAAAGATTTTGAAAGTGGCACATGGTGCAGTTATTAAAAGTGCAAAGATTGACGTTGAAACAGGCGCAAAAAAGAAGATTACACAAGATAAGCATATTGACACAGGGCGTTTGAGGGCAAGTATACATTCAAGCTATAAGGGCAACGATATTCACAGTTATTCAGATAATGAAGGTAAAAGCTACCAAGGAAAACTTGATGTGAGATACAAGGAATACAATGTGTTTGTCGGCACCGATGTTGAATATGCTGAAAAAATAGAAATGTTAGACAGTTACATTTTTTATGCGTATAAGATGGGAAAAAACAAGCTACCAAAACGAATACAAAAAGATGTGAAAAAGCTATTAAACAGGGGGTGATAGTTTGTCGGCGCAATGGGAAGCACAGAAGGCACTATATGACCAATTAAGCGCAGATAGTACCTTTATGACATTGATAGGTTCAAGGCTTTATGATGAGCCACCGACCAACAGTGCATATCCTTATGTGGTGGTAGGTGATGCAATAGAGATCCCCGATGATACAATACTTTATAGGGGATATGACACAAGCGTGACATTTAAGATTTACACAAAGCCTGCAGGGTTGGGTTCTTATACATCAAAGCAGATTTTGGAGGAAATGAACAGAATACTGAACGTTAAAAAGTTTAGTATGGATAGTTTGACAATGGTTATTTGTAAGTTTGAAAATGCGCTAACTGATAGAGATGGAGATATAAGAACAATGTCGGTTAGGTATCAAGTAATAAGCGATGAAAACACAAAAATTACATTCTGAGGAGGGTTTAAACATGAAATTAGACTTACAGTTATTTGCTAACACGGACAAGATTTTTGGACAGGGTACACAATTAGCACTTGGATCAACAACAGTTTGCGAATTGAGAAACATATCACTACCAGGATTTAGCGCAGACGATATTGATGTAACTACTCATTGTAGTGCAGATTATTTCAGAGAGTTCATCAAAGGGTTGACGGATGCAGGAGAAATCACAATAGAAGGTGTATTCAATTACACGGACTACGCGGTATTGTATGATGCAATCGGCACATTATCATTATATTCAGCCACTATTGCTGTGCCAACAACGCCAAGCGAAACAAAATGGCTTGCCAATGTGTATGTAAAATCATTAGAGGGCGGAATACCGCACGATGATACAATTGACTTTAGTTCGGCATTAAAAATCACAGGGAAACCTAGTCTAACACAGGTATAATGGAGGAATAGACAATGAAAATACAGGACATGAAGATTGATATTAATGTAATGTGTGACTTTGAAGCATTAACAGGTCGGTCACTATTACAGGTTTTAAACGAAACAGACACTTTAAGAATGACAGATGTTAGGGCATTAGTACAGGCAGGTTTAGGACTAAAAGACCCACTAGAAGCAGGAAACGTATTAATGGAGTACATGGCAGAAGAAGAAGCAAAGCCTATTCTTGAGTTATTGGGTGAGAAAGTTAATGAGTCAGGAATGGCAAAAAAAAAGGAAAAGTAGGGGGTAGTGATACCCTCTCTTTTTTTGCATTACAACAGAAAGCGTTTTACATTGGATTGAAGCCGTGGGAATTTAAACGCATGACAATAGGTGAATTTTCAGAGTATTACGAACAGCAAATGAAAATGAAACAAGACGAAATGAAGATACATGAAAGATTTGCGGGGCGTATTTGTGCAATGATAGCAAACGCCAACAGAGATACAAAGAAACGCAAAAAACCGTATAGTGAAGAAGAATTTATGTCAGGAAAAGAAAAGAAATCATTAACACCAGACCAATTTGCATCAATGTTGCGTGTGATTACTGGGTGTTGTGGAGGTGAAATTAATGGCTGATTTAGGCAGTTTGTCGGTTGAAATGGAGTTAGATGTTGACCAGTTTAGGCGAGCGATGAACAGGACAGAAAAACAACTAGATGGGTTCGGGCGAAAAGTTAAAGGTAAAACAAGCAAGTCATTTGGTGGCTTAAATGATGTTTTGGGAAATTTAGGCGGTAGTCTAGGAAACCTTAAAAGTATGTTTGCAGGTGGGTTGGCTATGGGTGGCGCAATGTTAGCCGTTGAAGCACTTAAAACGGCATTTGTGGCACTAGGTAGAGCGATTAAAGATGTAATAGTTGAGGGTATAAAGTACAATTCAACAATGGAGCAGAACACAATAGCTTTTGAGGTCATGTTAGGCAGTATGGAAGATGCAAAGGCTTTAATGGGCGATATAAAACAGTTTGCAGATGTAACGCCATTCAGTACAGAGGGGTTAGTGCAAGGCGTTAAAGTAATGAAACAGTTCGGAGTAGAAACAGAAAAGTTGATGCCAAACATTAAAATGCTAGGTGATGTTGCACTTGGTGACAGCGAAAGGTTAAAAAGTTTAACGCTTGCTTTTTCACAGATACAAAGCGCAGGCAAATTGATGGGTCAAGATTTATTGCAACTCATCAATGCGGGATTTAATCCATTGCAGACAATATCAGAAGAAACAGGAAAGAGCATGGCAGAGTTAAAGGAAATGATGTCAGATGGTGCAATTTCTGCACAAGCTGTATCATTAGCCTTCAAAAGAGCAACGTCAGAGGGTGGCAGATTTTATAAAGGCATGGATAAACTCGGGCAATCATACGAGGGGCAAATGTCAACCATTAAAGACACAATGGCAACTATTAAAGGTATGTTGACGAAGCCGTTTTTTGATTTCTTGAAGTCTAATGTATTGCCTAAAATTCAAGGTGTGCTTGAAAATGTAATGGCTAATATTAAGGGCATGATGAGTGCATTTAGCAAGTTTTACAAGAAATACTTGAAACCTGTTTTTGATGCATGGAGCGATGCGTTCAGTGATATTTGGGGAGAAATGAAGGAAACAGCTAAAATTGGAATGGCATTGTTTCAGGATATTTGGAAGATTGCAAAGCCTATCATAAACTTGATGCTTACTAGATGGGTTACAAACATGAAAAACATGGCAGAAGCCGTTAGAACTGTATTTGTTGCAATAAACAACTTGCGTCAAATGATTATGGAGTCATTTTCATTTATTAAAAATGTAATAACAGGAAACTGGAAAGGTGCATTTGATAACGCTGAAAACATAACTAAAAACTTCAAGGATTTCTTCAAGTCTATACTGCAAGGTATGGGGCGCATAGTATATAATTTTGCAACAGGATTTACGTCAATATTTGCAGATATGGGAGTTAACGTTGAGGCTATATTTGTCAAAGTGTTTCAATGGCTTGCTGATAAATATGATGCGTTTGTGGGTAAATTAAACGAACTAGGAACGATCACACTTGGTGGTGGTACAATATTTGGAAAAGAGATACCATCATACACGGTTGGCATCCCTGAAATACCAAAATTAAACCTAGACATACAAAATGAACTAGACTTTGCAAAGAACACTATAAAAAGTTGGTTAGGACTAACAAACAAGATACAAGAAAACACAGACGCAGTTGATGCTAATGCAAGCATGAGCGAAGATGGTATTGATTGGGCTGATGCGTTTGGCGAAGCACTAGGAATAACAGGCAAAGAAGCAGAAGGAACAAACAAAGCAATGCTAGAACTAACAAAGACCATCAAAGACCAAGCGAAAGCGTTTGCTAATTTTGTTGGTATATTCGACAAGGTGAAAAAGGTTAGAATATCAGCAAAGAGCGTGTTTCATAGGCTAAAAGGTCAAGTCAGAGAAATGACAAACTGGAAAAATGCCGTAATGTCACTAAAAGAAAAGTTAGGGTCAGACAGTGAGTTATTCCAAGAAATAGTTGCAAAAGGTCCAGCCGCGGCGGGGCAAACTATGGCAATTGACAGGATGAGCGAGCAACAATTAGCCGAATACAAAGCATTATTTGGTCAAAAGTTGAGTATGGGAACAGAAGTTGCAACAGTACAACAAGCAGGAAAAATGGCAATGGAAGGTAAAAGTGGCGTAACAGTAAACGTAACAGGCAATAACATAAATGACAGCATGGATGTTGATATTATAGCTGATAGGATAGTAAATAAACTAAAATTTGCGGGGGTGATGTAGTTGATAAACGCTAACGGATTAGGAATACACTTTGTAAACGATATTTCAACAGATACGCACTATATTTATGATGTAGAACTCGAAAACATGGACAATAGCGGTGTTGATTATGACATGAAAAACTTATATTGTAGGAATGGTTATAACGTGCTAGATGATGAAACATTCGACATTCCAGCAGGCAAAATATTATTAAACGAAGGTCATATTATAGTAGGAAATGAGCGTGTTAGTGGTATTGTGGCGTTTGAAAAGTTTACGCAAGTTACAAACGAAACGCCAACATTTGAATATGATGTATGGCGTTCTGAAACTTATGTAGGGGGTGTGTAATATGGCTAGAATATGGCAAGAAGGTTTTGAAGATGGATTGCCTCATGTTTATTATTTAGAGGGAACACCTGACAGCCAATTTGTTAAGGATTTTAATTTTGACTCTAATGGATTTCCCGCTAGGTCAAGACTAGGTAGTGGCAGAAACGCAATTAGTCAAAAATCATTAAGAACATACATTGCGCCAATCGCATCGACAAACAGTACACTTACTAAAACATTAGGCACATCGAAAGACGAGGTGTATTTTAGGGTTTACTTCAAGCATGACAAATCTGCTATTGGGTCTTCTTATGATTTAAAAGAGATAATAACATTAAGGGATGAATCGGGTAATAAACTAATATCGCTATATAATACAAATATAACAGGTGCCGATGACTGGGCTATTTACGCAAAAACAGCTGGGTCGTACTCAAAGGTAGCTGATGTAACCATATCTGCATCAACATGGTATAAAATAGATTTTTATTTTAAAGTTTCTGCAACGGTTGGGGCATATGAAGTTAAGATAAATAATACATCTGTTGTATCAGATAGTGCAGACAATACAGGCACATCAAACATAAATTCAATCGTGATAGGCTCAACACAAAATCCGACAGAAGTTGGAAAGTCATATTATGTAGATGATATTGCACTAAATGACACCTCGGGAAGTTTGAATAATTCGTGGTGTGGTGATGGAACAATTGTATCACTTAAACCAAAAGGAGCAGGAAACTATGCACAGTGGGATACTTGCGAGGGATATGCCACGGCAGAGGCTACAACAAACACAACTACAATTAAAATAACAGGACATGGAATAGCTAGTGACGGTGTTATTTATAACAAAACAAGAGATGAGTATAGAATTGCGACAGTTTCAGACGCAAACACATTGACAGTTTCGACAGTAACTGGTCAAACGGATGGTGATATTATATTACTGTATGATTATTCTAATACAATTACTAACACCATAGGCACAACAACAGCAGATGACGAATATGTTGTATTGGTTGGACACGCAGTAAGTGCTAGTGATGTGTTTGTGAACACAACGAGAAGCAACGCTATTAGGAAAGTTATTTTTGTAAATGGAAATTCAGTTTATAACCAGTATGACAATCCTGCGGTGTCGGGACTAGACATAGGCAGTAGCATTTCCACACAAGCGGATGGAGACAGCATAAAAACATATAGTTTTTTACCATACGCAATAACAAACCATTGGGAGGCGGTATCCAATCAAGATGACCCATCGCCAAAACAAAGTTATATTAAAACAACAACATTAAATGACATCGACACTTTTGACATGGAAGAATTAACATCAGACAAAAGCATACCAGCAGGTGCAAGCATAGTGGCAATATCTCATAACACATACGCAAAAGAAGCGGGTGCAGGAAGTGAGTTCAAGCCAGTGTTTAGAATATCAAGTACAGACTATGCAGGGGATACAATTGGCTTGTCTGGTGGAACATTACAATATCAAGAAATATATAATTTGTCACCAGCGACTTCTTCCGAATGGACAAGGTCAGAGGTTGATGGATTAGAGGCAGGGGTGAAATTAGTATGAGTGATGCTACTAAGTTGGGTTGTTTGCTTTATTTTAATGGTGCAGATGAGGCAACTTCATTCACTGATGACTCAATAAATGCTCTATCAATTGCTAACAATGACACAGCTAGAGCCAAATTGGATACCGCAACAAAAAAGTTCGGTTCTGCATCTTGTGAAATGACATTGGGTAGCAGTTATTCAGCAATTGACTTTACACATGAGGGCATCACTAAATTCACAACAACAACAAGAATTTATGGTGCAAATATACCCATAGGGACAGAAATATACAATCAAACTAGAAATGAATACAGTTATGTTACCAATGTTGTATATGACAGTATAACTGCAGGTGTTCCCGAAACTACAGCTTATGAATATTATATTGACATATCGCCTGCTATATCAGGTCAAGATGCGAGTGATACTATATATTATGCTGGAACTGATGTTGTGATACCCAACACAAGTAATGCAGTAGATTTGAACAATGATTTTGCCATATCTATGTGGATTAGAAAAGGCACTTGTGCTGGAACATTTATTGATACAGGTGAGTTTAAGTTAAAGATAGAAACAGATGAAACTATAAAGGCTTACGCATTAACTACTGAAATATTAGCAAGTACAGACACGATTTCCACAAGTGCATTTAATTGGGTAGTATTTGCACGCTCAGGTGATAGATTGGCTTTATATATTGACGGGGTAAAGCAAGACGAATCTATAGGCTCATATGATAATTTGACTGTAAATATTCAGTTGGGAAATTATGTGTCAGGGGCAGGCGCAGGATTTGCAGGTTGGATTGATGAAGTTCAAATATGGGATGGAATACCACTTATAAATTCATCATTTCCTGAAACAATAGAAGTGCCAACGGCAGAATATGCCGATGATGAAGATGTTGAAGTAATCAATTTAAACTTACAAACAGAGATAACAGCAGACGATGTTGAAGTTGCCAGCTTGAATTTAGATGTAGAGGTAACTGCGAACGATGTCGAAGTTGTAAATTTAAATTTAGACATCGAAATTGCCGAATTTCCATTGTTAACAACAAACCCTGCTACAAATGTTGATGCAACTACTGTTACGATGAATGGTACGTTTTATTCTGGAATTAGTGCAGTAGTAGAAATGGGCTTTGTGTATTCGACTAGCGCAAACCCTACAACAGCAGACACAAAAGAGGTTATATCAACGGATAGTGGTGACTTATCGGCAAATGTAATAGGTTTGAGTTCGGGTACAACATATTATTATAGGGCGTTCTTAACAGATGGTGTTGATACTTACTATGGTGATGATGAAGAATTTACAACGGAAGCAGTTGTTGTCGGGGTACCACAAACAACAGCAACTATCTTTATATGCGATTTCGTCGGCACAGAGTCAGCAGAAACAGGCACAGTTGAAAATGAGATTGATTTGACAGCACACAGCTACAATGTTGATGATTTTGCAGTAAACACAACACAAGACAATACAAGCAGGCGCATAATATCAACAACAAGTGACTCGGTAGTTGTGGCATCAATAAGCGGTCAAACTGTAGGCGATGAAATAAGATTTTATCAATTTACAGACCATACCGATTTATTAAAAGATAGCACTCTAAACGTAAACAAAAAGATACAAGAGGACACAGAAGCTAATTTCACATTAATATGCGACCCGACATACCTACCAAGAGCGGGGCAATATGTGAAGATAAACACAAATGGTCAGCACGTTTTCACAGGCTTTATCAGGTCAGCAAATAGAAGGCTACCTCAAAACGGCATAGACACTAAAATATTTGTTGATTGCGAGTGTATCACACTTAATGCTATACCACCAAGAAGAACAGTTACTATTGCATATGATATTGACACAACAGCAAGCACAATAGTTGCACAAATGGTTGACAGCTTTTTAGTGTCAGATGGTGTGGCAAGTGGAACGATTGATGATGGTGTTGTATTGCCTGATGATTGGTACGATGATGCTTTAAGCATAGGCGATATTTTAGATGCACTAGCAGACCAAAGTGGGTATCAATGGATGATTGATAAAAACTTTAAGTTACAGTTTTATCAAGACCCTACCACTGTCTCAACTTATTCAGCTACTATATCAGACCTAACAACATCAACATTCACAGACTTTAGAAATGTTACGATAAATGAAACGATTGACGATTACAATAACAAGGCGTTTTACGTTGGTGGTACTGATGACTACGGAAATCTGATAATAGTTAGTCAGGAAACAACGGCATCAATATTAGAAGTACAAGACTATGCAGGTGGTTCAGGTGTGTATGGTAATGTTGTTAGGGATAGCGCATTAACACATCACGAGTTTTTCACGGCAACCGCAGGAACAACAGAGTCAACAATATCAGCATCGGGATTGGGTGATGCAGTTGATGTTGGCGATATGCTTTATAATTTAGACGGATATGAGCGTAGAAATGTATTAGCAATTGATGGTGATAGTGTAACAGTTGCGGAGGTATCAGGACAGACACAAGGGCAAGTAATAGCAACATATGAACAAATAAATGATGTAGTAGATAATCATTTAAAGCGTCAAGATCAGGTACACAGAAGGCTAGAATTTGACACATTTACAACAGACTTTGAAGCAGGGCAAAAGCTAGAAGTTGTTTTGTCTAAGCTATCAGTTACAACAACAGAAACTTATGTGATAAATGAAGTCGATATACAAGATAGGGGTGCAAATTATTTTGTGGCGCACGTTGTAGCAGATAAGAGAAATCCCGACAACTTCAGCACACAAAGAAATCCAAACTATAAAGATTATTACAGGCAGTTTTAGGGGGTGATTGCATGGGTAGGGCAAGTAAAAGGGCAGGATATGGTCAACAAAGGGGCAGTATCAACCCTAAAATTACAGTATCAGTAACGGCACCTAATCAGCCTAAAAAATATGATATTTGGGTAGACATTACAACAGCGAGCGCGCCTGTATGGAACTATTATGACGGGTCAGCTTGGCAAAATTAAATTTAACGGAGGATAGTAAAATGGTTAATTGTCCACACACAAATCAGCCGTGTCCACAAGACGACAGAATAGAACGGCTAGAAACTAAAACAGACAGGATTGATGGTAAGTTGGATAAGCTAATTTGGGGCATCATGGGAACACTTGTGACAAGTCTATTGACATTTATCACGTCAATCTTGATGCTATTATTAAGCAAGGGGTGACACTATGAAAATATACCTATCACCTAGCACACAAGAAAATAACATCGGTGCAGGTACATTTGGAACAGAAGAAGAATATTGCAATATCGTAGCTGATAAGGTCCAAGAATTATTAGAAGGCTACAACATCGACATAGTAAGAAATCAACCAATAATGAGCGTAGAGTCGATTGTAAGCCATTCAAACGCTGAAAAAGTAAATTTACACGTTGCCATACATACAAATGCGAATTTGGGGCAATCTCGAGGGTGTGAAGTGTTTTGTTACAGGTTCGAGAGTGAAGGCAATCAATTAGCATTAAGTATTTATGAGAGGTTAGCTAAGTTGACACCAACGGCAGATCGTGGAGTAAAAGAGGGTATGAACTTTTATGGACCAGGTAAACATATGTACGAATTAGCGTACACCGATATGCCAGCCGTGTTGATTGAGATTGACTTTCACGATAATATCGAAAGTGCTAGATGGCTAATCAGAAATACAGACAAGATAGCAAAAGGAATTGTAGACGGAATACTAGAGCATATAGGAATTAATGATGATTACATCAAGAAAAGCGAAGTAATAAGTATTTGCGAAGGAATAATAAACTCTATGAGAGGGTGATTTGATGCAATACATACCTGATGATTTGATTGACGCTTTTGGAGTTGTTGAAAAGCAGTATCTATTTTTAGATGGTAAAAAGTATCAAATACTTAGAGCAGAAAATCACGGCTTAAATGTGAGGGAGGTGTCAGAAGATGAAAAAACAAAGAAAGTATAGGAGTTGGGGTGCGTGGTCATCAACAGCTTTGCTAATTGTGTTTATGCTGAAGAACTTTTTTGACATCGAGATCCCGAACGTTGACGAGTTTTTAAGTTTAGTCTTTGCAGTTGGCTTAGCGTGGGGAATTTGGAACAATCCCACAGAGCGTGACAAGTTTTAAAATGTATAGTATAATGTTTACGGATAATAAATTTTAGTGCAATTTCCCCTGTGTAAACCCACCATGTCGAGGTGGGTTTATTTTTTTTATACTTTTTTTATAAAAGGGGTTGTATATTATATTATATTATATTATAATATATATAGAGGTTAACAAATAAAACAAAAACAGGAGGAAACAAAAATGACACCAGAAATTTTAAAAAATCTTAGCATGGAACTACTAATTGAAACATGGGAACAGGTTGATAAAATGGAAGTTACTGTAGATGTTGCAAACATAAGAGGTTGGCTAATGAATGAACTAGAAAGAAGAAACACAGAAAGTTTTGAAAAATGGGTTGATGATGAATTTGAACAAGAAAAAACAATATCACCTAAAAATTATTTCTTATAAGTTGTCCTGACGAGGTCTAATTGACCGAAACACCTTCGGGTGTCGGCAACAAATAAAACAAGAGGAGGGTGTGCAAATGATGTTAGGAACAAAAGTAAGACCAGTAAAAAAGAATGAGAACTATCCCGATGCAGAAGCAGGAATATTAGTCAAGAAAGGGTTTCCGTTTTGGTATTACAAGGTAGGAAACAAGATTATTGCAAGCTATCCCGAAGATTTGGAGGTGGTTGAATGAGAGAATATGCAATGTTGAGAATAACAGAAGTAGGGTACGAAGTTGTAGACAGCACAGGGTTAGTTCTTGATAAGTGGCTACTTAGTAAAGAATTATATTACATCTATGAAAAAGCAAATATATTTAAAAACATTCAAGACAAGGGGTGGGAAGTTAAGTTCCCTGATCCAAGACATGATAATTGGTATGTTGTTAGCAGGGAGGTGGTTGAATGAGGTATGCAATAGCTTTGGTGTTGATTACTGGCATTGTGTGGTTAAGTTGGCATTGTTACCAAGAACACAAGGTTACCGAATTACAACAGCATTTGAATAATGCAGGTAAAGTTGAAAGGTTAGCGAAATTAGTAACTACAAATGAGAGCGTAAAAAAAAGGTATGCGAAGCGATTAGTTAAAGAAACATTTGAACAAAGCATAATTGCACAAAAAGTTATGGGTAAAATTAATACTAAAAGAGAATGCGAAAAAATAGATCAAGGAATTGAGAGTGGTGAAATCATACAAAAACTAGAATATTTACAAAAAATAAAAAAGAATTTGGAGGAACTAAAATGAGCCAAATTAAAGTGAATTTTAAAGAAGTTGACCAACAAGTTAAAAAAGGTATCAAGGCAAGGTTTGAGCAAGCTAAGAAAGACTTATTTGTAGCAGAACAACAACTTGATTATGCCACAACAGATAGTCATTATGACTTATTGTGCGATAATTTAATAGTAGCTAAAAGTAATTTAGATATAGCATACAGGACTTTTAAAATGACAGGAGGTGTGAGTATTGAAAATCTTGATTGCAATAATAATGGTTTGCTTAATAGGCTACGCAAGTTATGCAAGCGGTAATCATAAGACAAGCGTTGACTTTTCACCTAGCACAGAAACAGCAAAGCCAATAGTTAAATCAACAATTAAATCAACAATTAAGGCAAGTAGAGAGCCGTTTGACATTGGAATGTCACAGAATTACGAGAAGGCAGACATCATCAATAAACATTTAAAAGGCAAGTTAGCAGGAAAAGGCAGAACATTTGTGTCAGCAGGATTGTTACACAATGTAAATCCGTTTCTACTGGCAAGTATCAGTATGCACGAAACAGGAAACGGCACAAGTAAGATATTGCGAGAAAAGAACAACGTTGCAGGATTGATGAAAAACGGCATCACTTTCAGGAGTTACAAATCAATAGATGATAGTATATTTTGGTTTGCAAACCTACTAGAAGATTATTACATCGCAGGTGGTAGAAATGACCTAGAAAGCATAGGCAGGAAGTTTTGTCCAGTAGGTGCAAAAAATGACCCAACAGGCTTGAATAAACATTGGATACCGAACATAGAAAAAATATATGAGAGGATGACAGCAGAATGGACAAAATAATATACTTAGCACTACCTTTTATATTTTTAGCAATGGGAACTGGATTTATGGCACTAGATCAGTATGTAAACAACAACAAATTCAGGAGGAAAAAACAATGACAGTACAAATTTCAACAATGCAGTTTATAGCTTTGGTAATAACTTTATGCTTATTGCTAGGAATGATAATCATGCACCTGAATGAAAGAGTTGAAAAAAGACTAGAAAAACAGAAAGAATATGCTGATAAAGATTGACTATTATAATATAATATAATATAATATAGACAAATAGAAAACAGGAGGGATTGCAGATGAAGGAGAATTTCAAGGAATATGAAGAATATTTAGTTAGTAGCTTTAGAGAAAACCAATTAATATTCGAGTTTGAGAACGGATGGGGTGCATCGGTTATTAGAAATTGGTATAGCTATGGAGGAAGTCAAGGATTATTTGAATTGGCAGTATTAGATAAAAGTGGTGAATTACATTATGACAATAAAGTTGCAAATGGTGATGTAAGAGGCTATTTAACGCAGAATGACGTTATGCAATTATTAATGCAAATACAAAACTTCAAGGAGGTAGCCGAAAATGTATATTGACCAATACGAAGCAAATGAGTGGAAGTTAGATATGTATGGTGGAGATTATACACCAGAGTGGGAATGTCCTGAATGTGGCTATACAGGAAATCCACCAACAAGAACAGTAAACGAGGAATGGGGCAAGGTTAATTATTGGGAATGTCCCGAGTGCGGGTATGAAGATAGTATAAGGAGGCATGGTTAATATGAGTGATAATTTGAAGTTATGGGAACAGGTAAGGGCTGTTCCCTCGGAAGCTAAGAAGCCGATAAAAGGTGGTCGAATAAGTGGTGCAACAGATATCAATCCAATGTGGCGTATAAAAATATTAACTGAAATGTTTGGGAAATGTGGCGAGGGTTGGAAGTATGAAGTATTAGACAAGCAAATAGTTGATGCGTTTGATGGTCAGAAAGCCTGTTTTGTAGATATTATGCTATATTACAGGACAGAAACAGGAGAATGGAGCGAGGGCGTGTTTGGTACTGGTGGCAATATGTTTGTTGTTAAAGAGTCAAGAGGGCTATACATTAACGATGAATGTTACAAAATGTCATTGACCGATGCAATATCAGTAAGTGCCAAAGCGTTAGGAATAGGCGCAGATGTATATTTTGAAAAAGACAAAACTAAGTATAGTCAGAGAGAAGAAGAAAACCAAAAAAGCAAGCCAAAAGAAGAAAACCAAGCAAGCAAGGATTTGCGCAGAGAAATAAATAATATGCTGATGAAAATGGCAAACAATGACCCCAAAAAAGCGGGTGAAATGTTAGCACTCTACACAACATTTACTAACAAAGATGGAAAAGAAATAAAAGGCAAGAGTGACCCATCAAAGTTAAGCGAGAAGGCATTACAGCCAACATACGGCAAAATTAAAGCCGAATATTTAGCATTTACAGGAGGTACGAAATGAAAAGAGTTAGAACAATTTACATGAGTGACGAGGTTTGGAGGAAGCTACAAGAGGGCGCGTATGAAGCACGAATGAACATGGATGAATATTTGAGTGTGTTGTTATTATCGCAGGAATTAAATTCGGACAATGAACATATTAAACACAAGACATTATTTCACAGGGAACACATTAAACACAAGACATTATTTCACAGGATAAGATTAAGTTCAGATGTTTCTGACATGGCTAAAGTTTTAGATGAAGAATTGTGTTGTGATTTGTGCGAATTTCAGGATGGCAGATATTGTACTGGAATTGGTGGAAACAAATGTGTAGAGGGCATAAGCATTAGATTAAACAGTGGAATTGGCACTAATGTCAAAAAGAGAGATGTTAAAACAATACCTAATGACGAAGTGAACAGAGTTGATAGCAAATAATAGCTATTTAGGGGGGTATAATTCAACCACAGGAGGAAGCTATGACTATAATGGAATTGTACCACAAGGGATTTAAGCACACAGAAATATCAGAAATGACAGGGAAAACAGTTGATGAAGTGATTGAAACTATATTGAGGGAAAGGAAGCAAAAATATTAAAATATGCGTCTAGCGTGACAGTTAGACGCATGGAGGAGGGATAGGCGTGGCTATAGAAAAATACATAGACGATTACATCAAAGAAGGTGACGATGCAGGGGCATTAAGATATCTAGCGAATGAACTTTACAGGAAAGAACAAACAATAGGTGGCACAAGGAAACGATTACTTGATAGGGTGGCAGACAAGTTAGAAAAACTTGCAAAAGAAAATGAACGGCTATTAACTAAGAATAACAGATTGATAGATAAGTATGGCAAAAAAGTAGACGTGGGGTGGTGGATAACCAATGATTGATAAAAGCTACGGTCAATATTGCATAGTATGTGACGCTTGCGGAGAAATATCAGCAGATAGATTTGAAACTTGGCAGGATGCAGTAGACAACAAAGGATTTGAAGGATATACCTGTAAGCCGTGCAAGGGAAAATGGATAGATTTGTGCGAAGATTGCAACAGTTAGCTACCGGCATTCGTGTCGGGACCAAAAAGAGCCGTAGGAGGAAAAATGGAAAGTTTAAAAAGACACGAATTAATGTTTTTAAGGTTAGTGTTAAGAGAATATATTGACAATTATAGTACAGGCAAGTCTTTGATGATGCCGACAAAAGCAGAAATTGAAAAAATATACTGCAAGGTAGTTGACAGCATGAAGAAACAAACATAAAAAAAGAGCCGTAGGAGGAAATTATAATGTGGACAATATACTATCTTGACGATAAGGAAGATTATTCAACAAGCGACATTTGGCATATGACAGAAGTCGCATCAGAAAACGAATATACTATAAGATGCATTATATATGTACCATAGCAGAACAACAAAAAGAGCCGTGGAGGAGGAAACATTGTGAATATGAGTTTGAAAGATTATTTTATATCAGATGCAAATAAATACAATCACTATATTGAAAGTTTAAAAAATTCAGATAAAAAATGTAAAGATTGCGTGAGAAAACATTATTCATACCCAGATTGTTGCAAAGAAGGTTGGGACCACTTAAATAAAACAGGGTGTTTGAATTTTAAAGCAAAATAACAACAACAGAAAATAGCCGTGGAGGAAATAAAATGGTAAAAGTAAGACTACACGAATTGCACGTTAATAGTACGCTTGATGAATATAAAGATTTAGAAATACTTAAAGATGACGATTTTGACGAAGATTTAGATGAATATGTAGACTATGAGATAAAACTAACAGAAGATGAGTTAAAATGGGTTGAGGAAGTGTTAGCAGAAGCAAATAAAGTTAAAAGTTTTTTGTGGGATAAAATAAGTGAATAAACCAAAACAAAAAGGGAACTGCGTCTACTAGACAGTTCCCTTTTTGCTATGCGAGGTTTGACAGTGTATGTATATTATAGCATAGTTATACAAAAAGAATAGGGCGCAAGCCTTATTTTTTTTATTTAGATATTGATTATCGTATTACTTATGTGTTACAATTATTTAAGGAGGTGATATTGATGATGCAAATAGAAGAAACAAAGACTAGGTCTTTAAGGCTTACAGACTCAACATATGAAACGTTTGCCAATGCTTGCAAGTACGAGCGAATGACAGTTGAGGGATTTATGAAAAAGCTATTAACTAACTGGGTGCTAGAAAAGACAGAGGAGGGCATCAATGTTCCAACAAATGAAGCAGAAATTAAACATCAAGCAAGTTGTTGAATTTTATGGGGTTAGGCTGAATAGGGCGAATAAAGGTGAGTGTCCGTTTCACAAAGAGAAAACTAAGGGCGCCTTTAGTGTTCACGATGGTAAGCAGATATTTAATTGTTTTAGTTGCGGTGAAGGTGGCGATCTAATAGCGTTTGTGAGTCAAATGTTTGCACTTAGTATGCTAGACGCTTGCAAGAAATTGAATGAGGATTTTAGTTTGGGGCTAACGAACGAGAAACTAACACCGAAGCAAAAAGCATCACAGGCAAGATTAATTAAAAAGCAAAAATCAGAAAAAGAGAAGAAAGAAAAAAAGGAACGTGAACATTGGAACTTGATTGCTTTATATGCCGAATATGAAAAAATAATGATTGATGAAGCACCAAAACAAAGATTTGAGCCAGTAAACAATCTTTGGATACACGCAAATGAAATGTGCCTTAAATTATGGAATGACATCGAAAGGAGCAGTCTATGAATATTCAGGAACTCACGGAAACGCAAGTATTATCACAGGAAGTATTGCAACAGGCAGTGGGAAATGAAGATAGTGAGATGGAACTAAGGTTAAGGGCAAAAAAACTAAAAGTAACTACTTTATTTGATAAAAAAATGAAAAACTTTAAGAAAAAATTAGCAAATGAGAAGATGAATAGGTTGAATTTTTGCGAGTTTAACGATGAAAGGTTTGAAAATATTTGTACTGGAAGTTGGAAAGCGACAGAGCAAGGAATAAGCAAACAAGTACCAAACAATGACACAGGTGATATTGACTTGGTTGAAGCGTCAAGAATGATGCTTGCGCCTACTGAAATACTTTTAAACGTTGATAGCGGAGAAGAAAGGGCAAAGGTGGCATTTTATAAACATGGGAAATGGAATGAAATAACGTGCGACAAGTCAACCCTATCGATATCACATAGGATAGTTGAATTGTCGAATAAAGGTATAGATATTACTACTAATAATTGCAGAGATATGGTTGATTACTTTTACGATTGCTTTACGCTTAATGATGAAGAAGGGATACCCTTCTATAACAGTTTATCACGCATGGGGTGGCATAACAATGATTTTATGCCTTATTCTACCAACATTAAGTTTGATGGTGACCAACAGAATAAATATTTATACAATTGTTTATCTCAAAAGGGTGACAGGGAAAAGTGGATTGAGTATGTAGCAGAGTTAAGAAATTCAAAATACTTAAGATTACAGATGGCGGTTAGTTTAGCGAGTGTATTGGTTAGTAGGTTGAATTTGTTGCCATTTATTTTGCATATGTGGGGTAAAACAGGAAGCGGAAAGACAGTTGGAACAATAGTTGCTATGAGTATGTGGGGCAATCCTACAATGGGAAACCTTACTAAATCTATGAATAATACACTAAATTCAGTGATGGACACTTGCGCCTTTATGTGTAATTTACCAGTAGCGTTAGACGAATTACAACTAATAAAAGACAAGCTAGGATATGATAAATTTGTAATGATGCTATGCGAGGGTGTAGAGCGTGGGCGAATGAAATTTGACGAAAACAAGCAAACAAGATCATGGAAAAATGCGTTTCTATTTACAGGTGAGGAGCCTATCACTAGCGTAAATTCGGGTGGTGGTGTTTTTAATAGAGTTATTGAAATTGATGTGACAGGAAAGGAAGTTGTTGACGCATCAAAGGGTGAGGAGATAGTTGAGTTTGTTTCAAACAATTATGGCTTGATAGCTGAAGAAATAATAAGCAATGTTGTTAGGGATATTGAAGAAATAAAAAGCACATACAAGGCATTAAATGAGCAAATAAAGGGGTTTACCGAAACAACTACGAAGCAGAGCAGTTCTATGGCATTGATATTACTTGGTGACCATCTATTAAGAAAGTATTTCTTTAAAGACGAAGCTAATTTCACAAAAGACGAGATAAAGGAATTTATATTCACTGATGAAGAAGTTGACGCAACTAAAAGAGCCTACGAATATATAATAGGCGTAATTAGTTGCAACACCAAACGTTTTACTGATGTTGATAATCATGGCGAGATTTGGGGAAAATTTGAGGATGATGCAATATACATTCAGCGTCAAAAGTTGCATGAGCTTTTAAAGAATGGTGGATTTGATTTAAAGGCAGTAATTAAAACATGGAGCGATGATGGAAAAATTATAAAAAATTCGCAAGGCAAGTTTGCTCACAATACGAGTAAATATGGGGTAAAAACGAATTATATAGTGTTTCAACGTGATTTTGACGATATTGAGGGCGAATGTCTTCCCTCTAAAAGTGAAGGTAAGAACTAGGGAAGAATTTGAAATGCAGTTATAAGAAGGCTTATATATATAGTTCTTACCTTTCAATAGTTCTTACCTATATATACACATATACGAGGCTAAAAAAAATAAAATACTAAACTATTTTTTTTTCAGCCTATATATATTGAATTGGAGGGAAGAGGGAAGACATTTTAGTATAATGTTAGTGGCAGTAAGTCTAAATGTGTCTTACCACCTAAAAACAGAGGGAAGACCTTTAGAAAAAAGGGAAGAATTTTTAATAAATAATAACTATATATTTAAAAAATGACAACAAATTAGTTATTCCCGTAAAGAAGGTAAGACATTAAAGATAAGGGGTGATGCACATGAAACTAAGGGAATATCAAATAAAAATAATTGAAGATACAAGGCAAGAGTTGAGGAATGGAAATAAAAAAATCTGTATAGTTGCACCTTGCGGTTCGGGAAAGTCGGTTGTGTTATCGACAATTATTAAAACTGCTACAAGTAAGGGCAATGGCGTTTTATTTTTAGTGCATAGAAAAGAATTGATAGAGCAAATATCAAGTACAATGCAAGTACTTGGAGTTGATATGGATATGTGTGAGTGCTATATGGTGCAAACTGCTACTAGACGGTTGAATAAAATAAAAAAACCTGCAATTATTGTGGTTGATGAGGTGCATCATGTTTTGAGCAGGTCATATATGAACATAATTGAATATTTTAGTGATGCTATATTGTTAGGATTTACGGCAACGCCAGTAAGAATGAATGAAGGTGGGCTTGGTAAAGCGTTTAATGCGCTGATAAAAACAGTTTCTACTAGGTGGCTAATAGATAATAATTATTTAGCAGATTATAGATATTTTGCTTCAAGTTTGATTAGTTTGGAAGGAATAAAGGTTAAGCGTGGAGATTATGACAGCGAGCAAGTGCGAGGGTTGGTTGAGCAAAGCCGTGTTTATGGTGAAACGGTGAGTAATTGGGAGCGTATCGCTAAAGGGAAGAAAACAATAGTTTATTGCTCGTCAATAACTTCCAGTATTGAAACAGTTGAAGCGTTTAATTCTAGCGGTTATAATGCCGTGCATTTAGATGGGAATACAAGCAAGACAGTTAGAGCATTGGAGGTTCAAAAGTTTAGAGATGGTGAAACGATGATATTGTCAAACGTGGATCTTTTTGGTGAAGGTTTTGACATTCCCGATTGTGAATGTGTTGTATTGGTTAGACCAACTAAGTCATTATCCTTGTATATTCAACAGAGTATGCGCAGTATGAGATATAAAGAAGGCAAAACAGCGATAATAATAGACCATGTAAACAACGTGATGGAGCATGGGTTGCCTGATGATGATAGAGAGTGGACTTTAGAAACAAAGAAAAGAAAAAAGACAAAATGTGAAGCACCTATAAGAGTTTGCGAAGAATGTTATGCGGTTGTAGGTGTGAGTGTAAAGGAATGTCCTGAATGTGGGTTTATATTTCCAGTTAACAGTAATGATAATGAGGTTGTGCAGGACAACTTAATGGAAATAGATCGGGAAAAATTTAAAAGAGCAAATTATGATGAATATAAAGATATTACAACGTTTGAAAAAATGTGTGCATTTCAAAAAGATAAAAAATATAAATTTGGGTGGACTATTAGGAAGTGTGCAGAGTTAGGGATTTACATACCTAAGAAATACGCATACATGGCAAGGACTTATTATGGAATAAATATTTATGAGTCAAATAAATCAGTGGCAAAATTAATTGACATGGTTGGAGAGGAAAACGTTACTGTAATAAATGAATAGGAGGATTTGCCAATGACAGAGCAAGGAATACAAAACAGTATTAGATTGTATTTAACGCAAAATGGTTTTACATCTTTTAGGGTTAATGTTGGTAAGTTTAAATTAAGTGACGGTAGGTGGTTTGACACAGGAGTGCCAAAGGGTTTTTCAGATATATTTGCGGTAAAAGATGGGCGAGCGTATTTTTTCGAGGTGAAAACTTCAAGCGGAAAAGCATCAAAAGAGCAGTTGAAGTTTATTGAAAACATGAAAAAGCAAGGTTGTATAGCTGAAATTGTAAGAAGCGTTGCTGATGTTGAGAGAATATTAAAAAAATAATTGTGTATTGTGTGTATATGGTGTATAATTAACATAGGAGGTGACACAATGAA